TGATCGTAGGACTAGGAGCATCAGTAGGAGTAGTTTTAGCAATCCATTACGTAATAGTTCCAAACGGTTGGTAAAAAATAGTTGACACATCTATAAAAGTGTAGTATATTATAATTTAATCAATAGGGTCGTACACACGGCCCTATCTTTTTGAAAGGAGTTAATATGTCACAAAGTATCAAACAAGCAATGGACTGGCATATTCAAGAAGTACTAACCTGTGAACTTCTAAGGTTAGACCCAAATAACGAAATGCTTAACAAATTTTTTGAGATGCAAAACCATCATGGTGCTCAAATGAGAAACATCAAAAAGCATTACGACAAACACGGCACATGGAAGGAACCTTTAACTGGGAGTTTGCTATAATGAAAACATTAAGTTTAGAATTAGTATTGTTTGGCTGGTTGGCCTACAACATAGCAATTGAGATAGCCAGTTGGTTTGAAAAAGATGAAATAGAGGTACCGCCTGCTATTGAAGTTACTCCAGCCAACGATGTTCAGAAGGGCACGGACTTTCCTGTTGTAGAAGCTAGACCAGTAGGCTAGGATTAGATGTTGTCTTTGTTTGGAACTATTGAACCATTTCCAAACAAGTCAACAGCCTTCCATGATGAATAACTTTTCCATCCTGGAATCTTAGGCTCTGCATCGTGCATACCAAGTAAGAAAACTTTGTCTGATGCTACCTTGGCTTTCTTGATAAGTTCCTTATCTTCTTTATCTTTCATCTTCCAACGATACTGTCTTATAGTTTTGTATAGTAGGTCGTGAATGATTGCCGCTCTTGCCACATCAAATGGAGCAATAAAGGCCCACATAGCTCTTGGCACTGATGCTAAATCTGTTACAAATCCTTTTGGTACTGTGATAGTTTCTGTTTTGTTCGTGTCACGTTTAATCTTTACGCCAACTGCCTGCAATGACTTGATGTCTTCAACAGACAAATCAGATGTGGTGTAAGATAGATCTCTACCTAGTACCCACTTCCTTGGTGGATTAAACTCTGCCATGATTTTATTATTGAACTGTCCCATATAATACCTTTCGTGCAAATGTATTTATATGGGTTTTTAATTTTTGGAGCGGGTGAGGGGAATCGAACCCCTATCATCAGCTTGGAAGGCTGTCATAATACCATTATACTACACCCGCTTTTGCATATAGTATATAATAAGAGTGTATGAAATGTCAACCGAATACGGCAAATATTTTATTTTGATAACACTAAATACAGTTATAGGGATATAAGCCATGAAAAAACGTACGAGATCAATATTACAGGAATTGAGTTCTATCCATAGAACTAGCAATAACGATGCCTTAATACAATCTACAGGCAACAATTTGATAGAGAGTGCAATCAATCTATTAAACAGAATATCTGAATCTTACGATCCTGAAGTATCGCAGGAGTTAGAAAGACGTTTCATAAACAGCATTAGAAGTGGTGATCCTAGAAAATTCAAACGTGGCGTAGACAAGATTATTGAAGAAAAAAAGGACCCAAACAATGATACTAAATGAAGGCGGTAACGTATTCAAAACAGCCGATGGGCAAGACGCAACACAGAGAATAAATCAAGCTGATGTTGAGCCTACACTAAAGTGGCTAGAAAAAATTACAGGACTTAATCACGTAGACAATATGTTAGGTAGCACAGGTATCAAACCTACCAGTGGCGATCTTGATGTTGCCATTGACAAAGAAAAGGTCAGCAAAGATGATTTGGTAGGAAAGCTATCAGCATGGGTACAAAGTAATACAAAGGAAGATCCAAAGGATTGGATTAAAAAGTCTGGCGTAAGTGTACACTTCAAAACACCTATCAAAGGTAATGCTAAGAATGGATTCGTACAAACTGATCTTATGTTTGGCGATCCTAAATTTATGCAGTTTGCCCTGCGTGGTGCGGCAGACAGCGAGTTTAAAGGTCAACATAGAATGATAATGATAGCCAGTGTGGCAAAAGCACTTGGCTATAAGTGGTCACCTACTAACGGACTTGTTGATAGATTAACAAATCAAACAGTAACTAAAGATCCAGAAGAAGTTGCTAAAACATTGTTAGGAGATAATGCGACTGCACAAGACTTAAGAAGTGTTGAAACAATTAATAATAAAATTAAATCAGATCCTAATTATGAAAATTTAGTTAAGGACGCAAAAGAGTATTTTGCTAAAGATGGACTTGAGTTATAATAATGAAATTTGCTGAAATCGAAATCATAAAAGAAGAAGCTCGTATACAACACGCAGAAGATGTTATCTTCTGGGAAGGTAGTAAAGGTGCCTTGAGAGTTTTAGAAGCTTTCAAAGATTTGGCAGAAGGTGATACTGCATCAACCACTATCAAGTGGGACGGATCACCAGCAGTGATATTTGGTAGAGATGAAAAAGGTCAATTTATTTTTACAGACAAGTCAGGCTTTGTTGCTAAAGGCTATGACGGTAAAAGTAAATCAGGAGATGACATTGAAAAAATGTTGTTGAGCAGAGGCAAAGGCGGAGACAAGCCTGAGTCATACAAGGCCTTTGCAAGTAATATGAAAAATGTATTTCCTATATTTGAAAAATCAATACCAGAAGATCATCGAGGCTATTTCAAAGGCGACTTATTATATTTCACTACACCACCTAGTAAGAATGGAGCATTTGTTTTCAAACCAAATCTTGTTACCTATACCGTTCAGGAAGACAGTGACATAGGTAAAAAGATTTCAGTCAGCAAGGCGGGGGTCGTTATTCATAGAATAGTCGAACCAGATGGGTCAGAGAAACCTTTACAAGATTACGATATATTTCAAGGTAACAGTTTGTTGGTGTTGCCACCAGTCACTGCACAACAATCGCCACAGGTAGATATGAGTGGTGTAAACAAATTAAGTGCTACCATTAAGGCTAATGCAAGTGCAATAGATTCTTTATTGGATAAAAACAAATTAAGAGATATGAAAGTATCAGACTTTTCAAACATTCTTTACACATATACAAACAGTAAAGTAGATACAGGCTTAAACAACTTAGGCAGAGATTTCGTTCGTTGGTTACAAAGTAGTGTAGTCAGCAAACCTAAACAAGAAAAGATCATAAATTATATCAACACCAACATGAAAGCCTTTGGTGCTTTATGGCAAGTGGTGTCCGGCATAATGAATGTTAAGGACAATATAATTAAACAACTTGATCAACAATCAACTGATGTGAAAGCATCTATAGGTGATACACCAGGCGGTGAAGGTTATGTAATGTCACGCCAAGGTGGAGACCTTAAATTTGTTAACCGTGCAGGATTTAGTGCGGCTAACAGAAAAATAAAAAGGGAAGGAGCAAACATGAAAGCGACTGAATTTATTCCAGAAGATCCAAGAATGACAGGCAATCAATCACAAGAAAACAAAATGGCAAAGATTGGTAGAGTCATAATGGACATGGGCATGAAGATGAACAAAGACGATGAAGCGATTGCCTTAGGAAATAAACTATCGAAGTTAGGTGATGCATTAACACGTTTCGGCACACCAGGCGGACCAACTAGCTTTGGCGACTTACAAAAGGTAAGTGAGCTTGATATCAAAACTATCAAACAAGCAATGGCAGTTGGGCAAAAGATGCCTGATCCAGCTATAGGTTCTGTAAAAGATCCTGAGCCAAGTGACGATGATGCAGATGATGACAACGAGTTTAATCCAAGCGATGCTGACATCGACAAAATGGCTACAAGTTACGCACAAGGAGCCTAATTAATGCAACTTGATTTTATAGAAGAAATCTATGAAGCAAGAATGACTCGTAACTCGAGTGATGTTAAGAAACTCACTTACAATGACTGTTGCGAGAAACTATACTTGTCTTTACTAGTCCTAGAACTATTGAGGAAGTACCCAAGGTATGTGCCTATTGCTATGGCTTATGCAAAGAAAACAATTGATCAATCCTATAAACGTTTTCAAATACATGGCACAGACTTGCACAATTTCATCTACTTCGCTAATGGAGATGATGAAGCTCTTTCCAAACTAAAAGATCCTGATAGTGCTAGGCTAGTGGCAAGGAGAATGTCTGTGCCTTTGATGGCATTGAACAGATACCTTACCACACTAGGCAACGGACAAGCATCAAGAACAAGCGACACGTTTTTATCTATTGAGTCTGCATTAAAAATTAGCAACACTGATTACAAATCAATTAGAAGATCATTGATGAGTTATCAAGATGCTACCACAATGGAAAAGAAAAGAATATCAACAAGACTTGCCATTGCCGTAAGAGCAAAACTTAGATCAAGCGATTTGATCATGCACATGGAAGAACTTGTTGCACAAAGAGATCTAGAAACAAACACAGTCAAGGACAACGAACCTCTTGTAAGTGTACCAGATGTAAGTGTTACTGCAAAAGACTTATCATTATATAGATTCTTAGTTGGCTCTAAGAATTTAGTAGGCACAAAAAAGTTTTTAGAAATGGCCAAAGACGGTAAAAGCATTCCTTCACAGTTTGTTAAAAGTTATTTGCCTGCAATTATATTAGTTGATAACATAGTTAAAGCAGGGCCAGGATACGTGCAAATGCTAAGAAGTTTAGAAAATAGAGCCAAAAAGAACCGTTAATCATTATTTTTACCAAAATCTTATAAATACTAATAACATATATGCAAGAGAAACGCATATAAGTCATTAGAAAATAGGAGAAATAAAATGGCTGGAATAGCAAGAGTAACAGGATTCGGCAACTACGTTGTAGGATCTTACAGATCAACAGCAAACATTGGTGCATTTTTAGTAACTGTAAAAAACGGTTCAAACTCTGCTCAAGACTTAAGAGCAGAAGACGATGCGGCTAATGAGGCTATTGAAGCAATCATGATGGCAACAAACGCAATTGGATCATCTTTCGCAGATGCGAACACAGGTGTTGGAACACTTTTAGTTGATTCAACTCAGTGGGACGCGGCTTCTTTACAAGCGGCTCTAAGACACTTAGGATCAGCAGTTGGACCAAACGACATCGACTTTACTGGTACAACAGTTGCGGCGGCTTCTACATTAACAGCGGCGTAATCCAAAGTTAATTTAGCAGTAGCTATCTTAAAAGATATAAAAGGGCTCGGATTTATTCGAGCCCTTTTTTTATGGCAATAAGTAAGAGTATGAACTTCGAAGTAGCAACACTAATTGATATCACCAACACTGGACAAACTAAATTCCGCAGTGAAGATCGTTTGGCTATTAACCAACAAGCAAATTGGAACACGTTTCTACAGGTGATAGGACTTAGAGCTAATCCTTACTTTGACCAAAAGCCTAGTGTGGTTGAAGACCTAGATATAAGCGACAGCGAATTTGGTAATTCTTACAAAGGTAAACACAAAGTATGGCATTTCAAGTTTAGAATAGAACAGGAAGGTGCTTTGAGTGTGGGTGCTTTGACAGATGATTTTAACCTTGTGCCTGTGATAGCAGGGTTGACTGAATCTATTACCACAAACAATAACGCATTTAGAACCAACGGTGAAAGCAAGAATATCATCTTTAAGTTGGTAGATAAAGATGAGTAGCACAGGCTAAATAATTAAGTACGAGGCAAACTTACAATAGGCGATTTGATTATAGGCCCCTTCCACGATAGAATAAGGAATGGAGAGATATTAGCATGGCAAGAGCCACTAGTTTAGAAAAAGAAAACTTAGAAGCACACGTTGATTTGTGCGAACAAAGATATAACAACTTAGAACTTCGTCTAAGCAAGATCGAAGCGAAAGTTGAACACGTTCACGCCGATATAACAAACGGCAATAAGTCAATGGTTAAGGTTATTGTTGGTGCAACTGGCACAATTATAGCTGGTCTACTTTCCACAATCGTAGTAATCCTTATTAACATTTCATAATCCACCCTAAATACATAACTTCAAAAACAACATAAATACACGTATGCTAGTACGTGAAATATATGAGAACCTGTCTGAGAAACAAATATGGGCAAGATCTGGTAAGAAGGTCGTGCGTAAGTACCGTTGTACTGTAGGCAGACGCAAAGGACGTATAGTAAAGCAAATGAGTCAATGCTTTGCATCACCCAACATGAAAGCTAGAATTACAATGAAACGTACAAGAGCTAGAGTTGGAGCAAAGATGATGAGAAAGGCACGTAGGACCAAACGAGTAAATCCTGCAAGTCGTAGAGTACAAGCATTGAACAAGGCATCGAGAAGATAATGTTGATTAAAGAAATAATGACAGAATCTATCAAAGAAGGTGTCGTACAGATTTGGGGCCGAAACAAAGGTAAACTTGTACGTAAATATAGATGTACCAGTGGTACACGTAAAGGGAGAATTGTTGCACAACCTAGTACCTGTAATGCACAGAAGAAAGTAGGTAGTGCTATTAATATAAAAAGAGCAAAGGCTAGACGTGGAAGTGTTATGAAAATTAAATCCGGACGTATTAAAAGAGCTGGAGGATTAACAAAACGTCTAACAAAAGCAAACGTACAGAACACTCAAAAAAGGTATAAACCTATCAAAGCCAAGAAGGCACGTAAGTTTAAACCAGGTAGAAGGACCAAGAAATGAGAGCATATGAATTCACCAAGCCCAAGGAAGACGGGACAGTAAACGAAGTAGTACCGGCAATAGGAGCGGCCTTAGGTCGTGTAGGTGCTAAGATGGGATCCGCGGCGGCGAAGGCTGGTGTTAAGGTTGGTGCTCAACTAGGAAAGGTCGGAGCCAACAAGGCCAAAGGAATTGGTCAGGCGGCAGTGAAAGCCGTGCAAAAAGCACAAAGCAAAGTTTCTAATGCTATCTTGAAAAAAGGTAGCCAACTTGCAATACCAACGCAAAGCGGAAAAGAAACTGAATTTGATATTGACGATGTTAAAGGCGATCAAGTAACACTTAAGAATCCAGAAGCAAAACCTGGAGAGCCACAAGCATTCGTGTACAACAAAAAAGAACTAGATCAAATAGTAAAACAGAAAGCTGATCAAGCCGCAGGTAATTCTATGGCAGGTAAGGTAGTATAATGAAATTAAATGAACTAGTTGGAGAATTCAGTATCCACACAACCAATGAGGAAAAGGAAGTACTTGGCAGATTAAAAGACTATCCAATGCCAATCATTGCTTTTCCTGAGCGTGAACGTTTCGTTATTGAAGGGCTTATCAGAAAAGCCTTGGTAAGTAAAATTACCAATAACGGGAGTGTTATGGTAATTGCAAATGAATCCTACTAAACTACAAAAAGATCTAGACGATATTATGGAGCATGGGCTACAAAAAGTTCATATGCCATATGTCAAGGGCAAGGGCAAGTCTGTACGTATCAAGAATACAATATTCAGAGAATCCAAAAAAGATGGAGGCTTCTTGCTATTTGATGTTGGCTCACATAAAAGGGTTGCTACAACTTTTAGTAAACGTGGAGCAATCGCTTATGCCAAAGCAAGGGCTAATGAAGATGAACACACTATTAATAGAGTGCTAACACTGGATTCAAAACTTAATAAGCACTATATGGATAGCTTGTTCCACAAGAATACCATTGAAAAAACCAGCGATGATACCCGCAGAGAGGCGGCGTATATGCGGTTTGAACTATCAAAAGACCATACTTACGAGTATATCTGCCAATTAGACGAATATATATTTGATGATTGATGATAAATAATAATAACATATAGGAACGGTGCTATGAAATTAGATGAACTTAAAATTACTTCAGCAAATGACTTGAATGAGTCTTTGGCTAAAACATTCGGAACGAAGTTACGTTTGAATGATTTTACTAATGAGCAATTAGAAGATGCTCGTAACAAACTTAGAACACAATTAAGTCAAGTAGAAACTAATGAAAGTTTTGAAACCGTTCATACTAGCGATGCTTATCAAAAAGGCAAAATGATGCTAGACACAATCAACCGTGAAATTGAAGAAAGAGCTAAAGCAAAACCAGACTATATCGATATAGATGGTGATGGCGACAAGAAAGAGCCAATGAAGAAGGCCGCTAAAGATAAAGAAGCTAAAAAAGAAGATGTAGCTGATGAAGATTTAACAAAAGGCCAAGAGAAATTACCAGCAGGTTTAAAGAAAGCAATTCTTAAAAAGCAAGGTAAAGACGATGAGGCTAAAGACATCAAAGAAGCACCAGCAGATGAAAAGGGTAAAATGCCGTCAAAAGCACACATAATGAAAATGTGCAAAGATGGAAAAACAAAAGAAGAAATTTGTAAGATGCACCCAGATTGCGATCAAGGTAAATTAAAAGCAATGATTGACGACTGCAAAAAAGAAATGAATGAAGCACTTGAAGGCTACATTAAATTAATTGAAGGTGAAGAAGACAAAGCAACTTTAGTTATGGCCGCAAAGGACATGGTAGATAGACTTACAGGCTGGATGGAAGACACAGCAGAAATGCAAACTGAATCAATGCTTGAATTAGGCGATAAGATCAGAGATGAATTAGGTAGTGAAAAAAGCGAAGAGTTTATCAATACTGTAAAACCAGCACTTGAAAATTTATACACAGTTTTTGAAACTACAAGAGAAGCACTAACAGGTGGCGTAGCTATCGTAACAGGCGAAGGTGCTCCAGAGCCAATGGGTGCTGACCCAGAAGCTCCAGCTGAGGAACCAATGGAACCAACAGTTGATCAGGAGGCGCCAGGTGCTGAAGAACCAGTAGCAACAGATGATGAGTTCGGAGCAAGTGAACCGGCAACAGGCGGTGAAGAAATGGCGGATAGAGAAAAACGAGAATCCGTTGAACGAAGCAGAAGACTAGGTCAGTTATTAACTGACTCAAAAAAAAAGGCTCCACAGGAACCAAAGTAACTGAAGCAACAAATTCCAAAGAAGCAATAATTTCAACATTTAGAAATATGATAGGTAGTGCTGACAATAAAAGTCAGTCTGCCTATCTATCATTTGAAGCATTGAATCAAATAATGCAAAACATGGATCTACAACAATTTGATTATGATGGCTTCAAACAAATTTATGATGCGAACCCAGATGTTCAAAATCTTGTAAAAAACTTTGATGACAAAGGTATAACACTCTCAACCAAACAAGAAGCTGACAGTGATACTCCAACAAAGACAACTGATCCAGCAGATGCAACTGTTGACCAAATGGCAAAAAGAGCAACCAACGCCGCTCTTTAATCATTAACCACTTGACATAACCTAGTTTTTGTTATATACTTTGTAAGAATGAGGTATATTAATGAGCGAAGTAAAGATTCTACCCAACCTAGTTTGGAAATACAATTATGAACCTGGATTTGATGTTCAGGCATTTTTAGATTACCAATCCAAAGAAGCAGAGTTACATCAGACAGAAGCTGATGGAGGCAAGTCCACAGCAGGACATCCAAACCCACCACACGAGTGGGAGTGCAATAGAGATTTTATGATGTGGCTAAGGCCAAAGATAGAGATTTGTTTACGTGAATGGGACGTTCAGTATACAGATATAGTAGCCACAGGAAGTTGGACCAATATACACAATATAAATGCTCATACATTACCTCATGATCATGGTTCAACCAATGTGGTGGTATCAGCATACGTGCAAGTTCCAGAGGATAGTGGCAACTTGATGTTTGAACAACTGATGAGAACAAACTGGACACACTACTCAAGGATTCCTGAAAATACAATACATGATTATTGGAAGGAAGTAAACGTGCAAACAAATGATGTTGTGTTGTTTCCGGGCTGGATGACACACAAGACACAGGCAAGTAGAAGCACAGGCGATAGGATTACATTTACAATAAACACAGATGGAAGAGATAGAAATAATATTATATTATGAGTAGAACTAAAGAAGAAATAATGAAAGAGATCGATGCAATCGTTGAAAAGAGTATTCAACCGAGTGTAGAGATGCATGGAGGAGTTGTTAAGTTACAGGACTTTGATATGGAAACTGGAGATGCACTAATGTTAATGAGTGGTGCTTGTTCAGGTTGTGCCGCAAGTTCACAGACATTAAAGATGGGTGTCGAAAATATGCTGAAGCATTACATACCTGAAGTCAAACGTGTAACTGGTATGGACGATCCTGAATTCAATGATCCATACTACAAACCAGAGCCAGAAATGTATCACCCTTGGAATAGCACTGGCAAGTCGTACGATGAAATGTTAGACGAACTAGAACAAGAAGTTACGAAAGATGAAGACAAGCCAAGAGATTAATACGATCTACACAAGACTATCTGAGTATTGGCCTAAGTATAAAAATGCCAAGCCAGCCGCAAAGATACATAGACGAGCTTATCAAAGTTTGATAGGAGTCATGTTGTCTGCACAGAGCCAAGATGCTAGGACGGCAGTGGCTTGTAAACAATTATTTGCATTGGCTGACAATCCTGCTGACATGATAAAACTTACACAGGAACAAGTCATTGAAGCAATCAAACCTGCAGGGTTATACAATGCAAAATCAAAAAACATATTGGCAACAAGCAAAAAGTTATTGGAAGAGTATGACGGACAAGTTCCTGATACACAAAAAGAATTAATGAAACTACCAGGTGTTGGTAAGAAGTCAAGCGACATTGTTATGAGATTTGTATTCAACAAGCCTTACATAGCAGTTGATACTCATGTGTTTAGATTGTTATGGAGATTAGGTTGGACTGATTCTTTGGACGAAGGCAAATCAAGTATTGTTGTCAACACAACAACACCCGATAAGTACAAGTACGCCGCTCATATGCAGTTGATTACTCATGCTAAGAGAGTATGTAAAAGTAAAAAACCAAAGTGTGGCATCTGTGTTATAGAGACAGTTTGTGATGGAAGACACATTAACGTTCCAAAGTCACAACTGAGAAAGGTTGTTAATGGTTGACAAGACAGAACATATTGCACCTGATCCATATCAAGGATCACCTAACAGAGATCCTAATTCAAATGTAGGATTTCATAGTGCAATGAACCAATGGATTATAGATGTGAAGTGTCCTTTCTATGAGGAGTTTTTACAACTGTTTGAAGATGATAAATTTAAGGGCGAAGACGAAAGCAAAATTAAAACTACATTCAGAGGATACCAATATGATGTTACTCCTAAGAACTTGCCAGAGTGGGGAGGCAAGGTTGTAAGATCAGACAAGATGAATCCAGACAGTCCTGAGCAAAAAGGATTTCCTAGCAGTCAATCATTAAATGAAACAGAGTTTGAAGTCAATCCTGACAACAAAGGATCACACTTTCCACCTATAGATCAAAACAAGTTTGACAACATCAATTGGGACAAACTATTAGACTGGGTAATGAAACAGATTAGAAAAAATTACATACCTGTTAAGTCCGTAAAGGTAAGCAAGTGTTGGTGTGTTGATTATGATGACGGAGGTTATCAAGCAATACACAACCATGGCCCACTATGTATTAGTATGGTAATGGCAATGGACTCTCAACCAACAACAGGTACCAATGAACAATCAGCAGACAATGGTATGTTATACACATTGATGCCCAACCCAGATGGCACACAGGTAATGACACAGTTTGGTCCTTACCCAGGAAGAACCGTAATCATGGACGGTAGGGTATGGCATGGTGTTTATCCTGCTAAGAAACCACGTAGGACATTTGTTGTTGATTTTGATTTTGAATATTATGCTCCAGATGAATCCATTCCAGGCATGGTACATAAATTAGACCCTGACAGACATGACTGGATGCAAGATGGAAAATAGTTACTTTGCTCCAGGACAATTTGTATTAGAAACAGAATACCCTGATTGGGAAAATATCAAACACGTAATGATAAGAAGTTTTGTGGAAACCACAGACTACGAAGATAGAACACAAAACACCTGCGACATCAATAATATATCTTTAGGCTTTTATGAATTTACATTAAAGAAAATACAAGAGAATGAAATACCTATAGAAAAAATAGATGCTATACACAGTTGGTACATAGATTACAAACCACATGGATATCAAAAAATACATAACCACACTAATGAAGATTCATTGATTAGCACAGTGATGTATTTTGAGGAATCTGATGGCAGTCTTGTAACATTGTTAGGGCATTCAAACACAGAAGTACAACACATAGAAATAAATCCTACACCAGGTAAACTTGTAATACTCAATGGCAACGTAAACCATTTGACATACCCAAGTGCAAAACCTAGAAGTGTATTGGTAATTAATTTTAAAGCGAAATGGAAATCAGATGACACTATTAACTAAAAAGTTTAACTACGAAGAAATTAAAAAAGAAAGTGTCAATGGCAAAAGATTATATGCTTGTCCTGATGGCAATAGTGTTGCAAGTGTAACAACGATACTAGATAAAACAAAAGACAAAACAGGTTTGATTGAATGGCGTAAAAGAGTTGGTGATGCCAAAGCACAGGAAATTGTTACAGAGGCCGCAAGTATAGGAACACGTATGCACAAATTCCTAGAGGATTATGTTGAAAGTGGCAACTGGCCGTCTGCAGGATCAAACCCTTACAGCCAACAAGCAAACAAGATGGCAACGACCATAAAAGACAATGCTCTTTCTAAAATAGACGAAATATGGGGTTCTGAGGTACAACTATACCACCCTAAGATTTATGCCGGCACTACAGACCTCGTAGGCGTCTTTAACGGTAAAGAATCCATCATGGACTTTAAACAGACAAACAAGCCTAAAAAGGAAGAGTGGGTAGAAGATTACAAACTTCAGCTTACTGCCTATGCATTAGCACACAATGAATTGTATGGCACAAACATACAAGAAGGTCATGTGTTTATGTGTAGTAGAAACAACGAATATCAGCAATTTGACGTGTACCCAGATGAGTTTAAATCATGGGAGTCTAAATGGTGGGATAGGGTGTATCTATACTATGACCAATTTGCATAAATATAACTATAAGGAGTTATGCAGTGGCAATAGTACAAATATCAAGAATTCAAGTACGTAGAGGTCAAAAAAACGTAGGGTCAGGCGTACCACAACTAGCAGGTGGTGAGTTTGGTTGGGCAGTAGATACACGTGAACTTTTCATAGGTAACGGATCAGTATCAGAAGGATCTCCAGCAGTAGGTAATAGTAAGGTACTTACAGAACATGATAACTTGTTCAGTTTCGCAGATCAATATTCATATCAAAAAAATACTGCAACTATGCAAACAGGAGCAACTGCTATGTTGCCTGTTGCAAGAACACTCCAAGATAGATTAGATGAAAAAGTAAGTGTAAAATCATTTGGTGCATTAGGTGATGGTTCAGATCAAACTGAAGTGATGCAAAGAGCAATCGACCAACTATATCTAAATAGTGCAACAAAAGGATCAACTGCAAGTAGAGTCACATTAGAAATACCTGCAGGAGAATATTTACTATCAGCAAGTTTAAAATTACCACCTTATGCAACAATAGTTGGTGCAGGGCAAGATAAAGTAAAAATTACACAAGGTGCGAACACACCTATATTTGAAACAGTCAACAGTGGATCTACTCCAGGCAGTTATGCACAAGACAGTTCAAGCACAACTTTAAACCAAGCACAACATATATTGTTAAAAGGTATGACGCTCGTACAAAATACTACCAACACAGGTTTACATTTAGTTTCTTGTAAAGAAAGTAGATTCGAAGACTTGATTATACATGGTGGTTGGACAAGCGGAACTATTGCAGGGTCATTGCAAAATGCAATCAAGATGGATAGTTTATCGACAGCAGTAAGCTGTAACAGAAACAAGTTTGAAAACATCAAGTTCAAAGGATATGGTGTAGCAGTTAAGTCAGACTTTGATGTAACTGAAAACACATTTGATCATTGTGAATTTGATACACTCAAGTACGGAGTATACTTTGGAGAGAACACAACCATTGGACAACAAGGTATGGCAACTGGTCCAGTAAGAAATGTTTTTTCAAACTGTGAATTCCATGACATCGATCAACAAGGAATATTTGTACACAAAGGTAACTTCAATTCTTCAAGCAACAATAGATTTATAAGTGTAGGTAACAATGGCGGTAACGAAGGTAATGCGACTCACAGTATTATTAAATTTACAGATGGTACTGCCTTAAGTAATAGTTCAACAAATGATTGGTTTGATAGAACAGGCAATTTAAGTTACGATCAAAACTTTATATCAGGTTACGTTTATGTTCCTGAAGTAGAAGGTCCAGGAGTATTTGATAATGCTTTCAGTTATAGATTTCCTGTAACACAACAAAATGCCGCAGTAAGAATTTTAAGATGTCCTGGATATGCAACTAGAAATGTTGTAGTAGAATACATTTACAAGTCAAGTCAAGTTAATGCAGTTAGAGAAGGTAAGTTAGACATATTGGTTAACCTTGCTGATGGTACTGCAACATTGACAGATGACTATTCATACCTAGGCGGAAGTACATACGCAACTAACATAGAATTTTCTGTTGCACTAGCAGATGAAAATAGTGATGCAACTAACGACACGGTTGTAATATCAATGAAGAACACGACAACATCTGACACCGGCGACATACTATTCAATTTAAGATATAAAACTTAGAATGCCCCACAATGATTACGAGGTAAAACTCGTTCACTGGTCCAATTTTAGAAAACAACTAGAGGTAAGTCTGCGTCCGTTCCAGGACGTAATAGAATATTACAACAAGATGCCAAGGAGTAAGTTAGGTTGTGATCCATGGAATATGGACACTTGGCCCACTCCATGGGAGCTTCTCGCTCAAAACAGCATTTGCGACTTGACAAACAGCCTTGGAGTGTGTTACACTTTACAATTAACTAATAGGTTTTCTCGGAGCAAGTTCGAGATACATATAGTTAAGGACTACGAAGATGACGAATTATGTTATCCTGTTTGTATTGGAAATTACGTTTTGTGTTACAAATATAATGAAGTTGTTCAAAAGAATGACTTACCCACAAATTTTGTTTCACAACGCATTTACACGATGCCAGCATTACAATAAATACATTATCATCACGTAGTAAATTAAAATTAACAGGAGTTATTGAGAATGTCAAACGGCGTCGGAATTCATATCATTAAACGTGACGGAACAAGTGTACCATTAGATATCAATAAAATTCATTTTGTAGTTGAAGAAGCCTGTGAAGGACTATCAAACGTAAGTGCTTCGCAAGTTGAGATGACTGCAAACATACAATTTTACGATGGGATGTCTACAGAAGAAATACAGGAAATATTAATCAAGTCGGCAAACGATTTAATTACACTTGATAATCCAAATTATCAATATGTTGCGGCAAGACTATTGCTTTATCCGATATACAAAGAAACGTTTGGACAATACAATCCTATTCCACTTACAAAAGTTATTAACAGAAACATTGATAGAGGTGTTTATGATCCTTCTATCAAAGAAAAATATACTCAAACAGAATTAAAAAAATTAAACAGTTGGATCAAACATAGCAGAGATGAAAACTTTACCTATGCAGGACTAAGACAAATTGTTGACAAGTATCTTGTACAAGACAGAAGCACAGGTGACATACATGAATCACCACAAGTTATGTACATGATGATTGCGGCAACACTATTTGCTGACTATCCTAAAGATCAAAGAATGTCAGTGGTAAGAAGATATTATGATGCGACCAGTTTATTTAAAATTAATATTCCTACTCCCATTATGGCAGGAGTAAGAACTCCACTTAGACAATTTGCTTCTTGCGTTCTAGTTGATATTGATGATACACTAGACAGCATCTTTTCAAGCGATATGGCCATTGGTAGATATACTGCACAAAGAGCCGGTATTGGAATCAACTCAGGAAGAATCAGAGCAATCAATTCTAAGATACGAGGAGGTGAGGTTGCACACACTGGCGTGATTCCGTTTCTAAAAAAATTCGAATCAACTGTAAGATGTTGCACACAGAATGGTGTACGTGGTGGAAATGCTACAACACACTTTCCTATTTGGCATTATGAGATTGAAGACATCCTTGTATTAAAGAACAACAAAGGTACAGAAGACAACAGAGTAAGACGTTTAGATTATTCTATTCAACTCAACAAAATTATGTACGAAAGACTTTTAGCTGATGGAGACATTACTTTGTTTTCACCACATGACGTACCAGAACTTTATGATGCCTTTTATGCCGATCAAGAAAAATTTGCAGAGTTGTACGAGAAGTATGAACGTAAAACTTCTATAAAGAAAAAGAAAATAAAAGCAATGGAATTGTTTTCTGCATTAATCAAAGAACGTGCAGAAACAGGAAGAATTTATATTATGAATGTTGATCATGCAAACACACACAGTTCATTCAAAGATCCTGTGTTCATGAGCAACCTATGTCAAGAGATTACATTACCAACCAAACCATTACAACACATTGATGACCCAGAAGGCGAGATTGCATTATGTATTTTAAGTGCTATCAATGTTGGTGTACTTAAAAACTTAGACGAACTTGAAGACTTATGCGACTTGGCAGTAAGAGCATTGGACGAAGTGATTGACTATCAACGTTACCCAGTGAAAGCCGCAGAGATATCTACAAAAGCAAGAAGAAGTTTAGGTGTTGGTTATATAGGATTAGCACACTATCTTGCAAAGAATGGTGTTAAGTACGAAGATAAGAAAGCACTTACTAAGGTACATGAGCTAACAGAAGCATTCCAATACTATCTATTGGTAGCAAGTAATAAGTTAGCACAGGAGAAAGGTAAGTGTGATTACTTCGATCGTACTAAATATAGCGACGGTGTATTACCGATTGATACTTACAAAAAGGAACTGGACGAAGTATGCAGTATTACATTAAAGTATGACTGGGATCATCTTCGTGAGAGCATTAGAGAACATGGCCTACGCCACTCTACATTGTCCGCACAGATGCCATCGGAGAGCAGTTCTATTGTGTCAAATGCCACAAATGGAATTGAACCGCCTAGAGGGTTCTTGTCCATTAAGAAGTCCAAAAAAGGGCCTCTTAAGCAGATTGTTCCACAGTATCAAACGTTAAAGAATAATTACACGTTGTTATGGGATATGCCGAGCAACGAGGGATATATAAAGATTGTTGCCGTGATGCAGAAGTTTTTCGATCAGGCAATATCCGGTAATTGGAGTTACAATCCTACACACTTCGAAAACAACGAAGTGCCAATGAGTGTGATGTTACAAGATATGTTAACAACATACAAGTATGGTTGGAAAACTTCTTATTACCAAAACACATATGATTATAAGACTGATCCAAGTGAAGATGATATCAAAACTGAGATTGCTTATAAAGAACAACCTTTTGAACCACAAGTTGGTTTAACTGATAGTCAAGTTAAAACAGAGGAAGATGACGAAGTTTGTGAATCATGTGCAATTTAGTTGTTGACAAAATTGTATTGTGATGTTAATTTAAAGTAATGGTAGATAATAGAAAGAAGAGACATGGCAAAGACAGTATTTAATAGAGAAAAAATTGACTTCACAAAACAATATATGTTTTTTGGAGCAGACCAAAACACACAGAGATATGATGTATTCAAGTTCCCTGTGTTTGATAAACTTAACCAAACAATGCTTGGGTATTTTTGGAGACCAGAAGAAGTTAGTCTACAGAAAGATAGATCAGATTATGCAAACTTCCGTCCAGAGCAGAAACACATATTCACTGCTAATTTAAAATATCAAACACTATTAGATAGTGTACAAGGTAGAGGTCCATGTTTGGCTTTCTTACCACACGTTAGTATTCCAGAGCTTGAAGGTTGTATTGTTACTTGGGATTTCTTTGAAACAATTCACTCACGTTCTTATACACACATCATGAAGAACGTGTATGCAGATCCAAGTGAAGTGTTGGATACTATTTTAGAAGATGACAAGATTATTGAAAGAGCTATTTCAGTTACTAAAAACTATGACGCATTTACTGAAGCGGCTGATAACTGGACACATCATAAAAAAGGTTCAATGAGAGATGTTAAAAAGAAAATGTATCTCGCAATGATGAATGTAAACATACTAGAAGGCTTAAGATTCTATGTATCATTTGCTTGTACATTTGCATTTGGTGAACTAAAACTTATGGAAGGTTCAGCTAAGATTATTTCCTTAATTGCAAGAGATGAAGCACAACATCTTGCATTAAGTTCACACGTACTAAAGAACTGGATGCGTGGAGAAGACGATCCAGAGATGGCAAAGATTGCCAAAGAGTGTGAAGAAGAAGTTTATGAAATGTGGAAGACCTGTGTCAATGAAGAAAAAGCATGGGCAAAACATTTGATGAAAGACGGATCAATCATTGGACTTAATGAAAGACTGTTAGGCAGTTATGTAGAATACATTGCCAACAGAAGATTAAAAGCATTAGGTTACAAACCAATCTTTGATACACCAACTACACAAAACCCTTTACCATGGACACAACATTGGTTGAGTTCAGCAGGACTTCAAGTTGCTCCACAAGAGACTGAAGTTGAAAGTTATATTGTTGGTGGAATCAAACAAGATGTAAACACAGATAAGCTCAAAGGATTTAAATTATAATGGATACTAAACAAGCTACTCCAAGCACCACAGTTGTCTATAGTAAACCTAATTGTCCTTCTTGTGTAAAAGCTAAGATGCTTTTAAAAAACAAGAACATTCCTTTTACTGAAAGCATTATAGGTAAGGACATCCAAGTTGAAACACTCATGAAAGAGTTTGAAATCAACGGATTACCTATGCCAAGAACTGCTCCGCAGATTATTTTGCACGGTAAGTATGTTGGAGGATATGAAAATTTGGTTGAACACATGGAAAACCATGGCATGAACCATAACCACTAGGAGACATAATGCTAATTGAAGCACCATACAAAATTGGAGACGTAATTACAATCAAACTATCATCAGGTGAAGAACTTGTAGGAAAGTTTGAAGAAGAAGATGATAAAACAATCAAAGTAAACAAACCATTAACTTTAGTAGCAGGACAAAAAGGTATTGGCTTACAACAGTTTTTGTTTACTGCTGATATGAATCGCTCTTACAGAATTAAGCAATCAGCAATATCCCTAATACATATTACAAGAAAAGAATTTGCAGATGCATACACATCGCAAACTTCTAACATTATGCCAGCACCTCCGGGCATGGCAGATATCGTTAAAAAATAACAACTAAATAATACTATGCCAGGAATAAGCAGAGTAGGATTAGATTCACACGTAGGTCATGCAAGTCCTACACCCAATCCATTTCACCAAACACCATATGCAACAGGATCAGGTGATGTGTTTATCAATTCAGCAAAGGTTGTTAGAATTGGAGACGTAACAGGTTGCGGTGATCCAGCGGCAGGTGGTAGTCCAAATGTTTTTGCAAACAATATTGCCGTGCATAGAATTGGAGATGCGACAGCAGGACATGGCAGTTGGGTACCAAATGCATCAGCATCTGGATCCGGAAACGTGTTCGCAAACTAATTTCGCCAATTAAGGCATCGTAAAGCCAGATTATACACATACATTCACAACTTATAATAATTAATTAAGAACATAGGAGAAATATTATGTCAACTGTACATGAACAGATCGTAGCGGAATACGAAAACTATATGAAAGAATCAGAATCTTTCGAATCAAAGTCAGTAAAGGCCGCGGCGGCAAGAGCAAGAAAAGCCTTAGGTAACATGGGCAAACTTGCAAAAGAACGTAGAAAAGAAATCCAAGAAAAGAAAAACTCATTATAAGATCCATATATGATATAGCACGACAAAAGTGTCCGTGCTATATCTGTATGCAGATAATAATCCGTAACAATTTGGTAAATATTCGTGTAGTAAATGTATGACTACGAACTTACTAATACAGAGAGAAATAAAAAGAATATGAGTGAAAGAATCACAGGCAAACTGAAATGGTTTGACTCCAAAAAAGGTTACGGCTTTATAACACCTATGGACAATTCACAAGATGTATTTGTTCACATAAGTGCCTTTGAAGCGGCTCAGATCAAAAACATATCTAACAAGATGTTACTTGAATTCGAACTTGTTGACAACAGAGGACGAATGATAGCAGGTAACCTTACACGTCCCGAAAATTTTAACAGATAATTAGATGCTTTTAAAAGGTTTTGGAAGTCCATCTGACCCCATGATCAAATCGCCAGTATCTGCATAAGCTCCGCACATACGACCATTAGCTCCAGGACCATAATATCTTACTGGTTTGATTTCTATTTCCTCACCATCTCTGATCACTGTTCTTTTGTGTTGCACAGAGATAGGCCCTCGTTGTTTTATCCCAGCCATTTTATCTTCCTATCTTTTTGCTTCTACCTAGTGGTAGTCTTTGTTGCATTTCATACAGTCCGCCTTTTTTGGCTTCCCATTCAACACGTACCATTTTGCTTTTAGTACTGCCCTGATATGACTTGACTGCTTTCTTATAGCTTGTTGACTCTTTTGTTTCTACATTATCACCATCGTAGAAAGTAAACGTTCTCATTTTTGGCATAATATTTCCTTTGACATTAGTTATCACAATTAACTACATACTATACAAATAAGGCTATAAATACATAGCAATTGATGATAGCAACGTATGTCACAAGAGCAAGACCCGGGTGCAATTCCCGGCCACTCCACCAATTCAATATACCCCCGTCGGGGTGGAATTAGGATCGATTGGCTTGTTAAGGTTGAAGGAGACTGTCCGGATGTAAGCTCGGTTAACGCGAACAAACGTATAGATGCAAACGATAATGCACTAAACAACGTGACTTTTGTTAACTTCGGTAAACAGAAATCCGTTGTAAATGAGGATTTTGCCTTAGCGGCATAATCGCTCGGGGTTGGCAACGTACCTAGCAACAGAAACGTTGCGCCTATTACCACATAGACATTTCCTATTAGACTTTATCTTTTTTCAGTGTTATAATAATTTAAATATAATGAAGGAGACTGCCATGCCCCCACGCAATCATAGGAGTTGGAAATCTCGTCCAACAGTAGAATTTATCAGTAGCGAATGTTATAACAATTATCAAATATATGAACAAGAACAAAAACAAATCTTTAAGAAGGTATGGATACCTATGTGCCATATCAGTGAAATGCGAAACAAAGGTGACTTTAGAACCACAAAGATTGCAGACGTAAGAGTCATTGCAATCAACATTGATGGCACAAACGTACAAGCATATCATAACACCAATGACATAGACATAAGAAAACCTGCAGGAACATACACTTGGGATTTTGCAACTACAGAAAAGCCTTTGCATTGTGAAGTCAAGCACGGAGGTATGGTTTGGGTAACACTAGATCCTAACCCTACACAAACCGTAGAACAATGGACGGCAGGTGCATTTGATTGTATTGCTGATGCCATTGACACAGAAGAGCTTGAAGTGTTTCATTATCACAAAGCAGTAATAGACACAAATTATAAACTGTGGCATGATACCAACAGTGAATTTTATCATGACTTCATGCACTACTTTAACAGAGTGAGTGGATTCAATGATGAATACTTTGCAAGAAAGAATATTCCGTTCGATAATGGTCATGTGAATGTTAGTTCGTTCACTGTCAATTATGAGGAGTATGATGGCTTTGAAGACAGAGGAGAACTGTCCTTTCCTAATCTACCACCCAATCAATGGTACATGGTAGACTTGTTTCCTGGTTTCAACTTTAACCTACGTGGTAGTGCATATCGCAGTGATGCAGTGACTCCATTAGGACCTAACAAAGTTCTTATTGAATTCAGAGGATATGGATTACGTAACGACACACCAGAAGAAAGACGCACACGGATTAACCATCACAATAGTATATGGGGACCATTTGGACGTAATCTACACGAAGATCTAATTGGCGTAGCCGGACAAGGTACAACCATGCGTGAAGGTACAGAAGCAAGGAACATATTACATGGTAGACATGAAAATGGCACAATACATGATGAAGTTGGTATGCGTCATTACTATGCTGAATGGGGTAAGTTCTTAGAAGTGGATCCTGCCAATCCATTACGTGGTTGACATCCTTAACAATATCTGTTATACTTAATCTAGATATAACTAAAATTGTTAGAAGGATTTACAAGATGTCTACATACCTTGCAATATTAGGAGCGGCAGTATTAATACAAGCCATTCATGTAGCAGTAACAGGTCATCAAGTTTTTATTTGTGTATCCGGTTGTAACTAACGGAGCATTAGTGTAGCGGTTAACACGTCGCCCTGTCACGGCGAAGACCACGGG